TATCAGTAAGTATATGAGTTATTTCTTTTCCCCCTCTAAATCCTCATCGGTGATGTTGAAAATAGGTCGGGTTGTCATTAAGTGATTTTTCTTTTTGTTTTAAACTTTTCTCAATACGACTGACCTGCAATTTATGTGAGGTTGCCAGTCTCTTGTATCCCATTTAGGGTTAGCTTTTTTTGCCTCCTCATTCACTATCTTCTTTAGCTCGTCTAAAGGAACTCCCCCCCCTGACCTGTTTGAGATATTTAAGCATATGTCGCTACGGCGTGAGTCGGGAACGGAACGCCACACATAAAGCCTTTTCCCTTCTGGGTCTGACTGCCTATAAGTAAATTCTCTTGAAGCGGTCTTAATGGCGTGCATCTCTGTCCTTACAATTCTTTCTGCCTCCCCCTTAGTGATTTCCTCCCCCCCTACTTCCATCACCATATTGGTCAATTCCTTGTAGCCCTGTTTGGCAATCAAGCCCTTAATGAATTTATCCTTAATAAGTTCTGATTTCTCTTTAGATATAGATTCAAATGCCTTCTTGAAAAGATTCTTTGATACGAAAGAAACTAAGTCGTCTACTGCCTCTTTTTTAATTTCCTCTTCTATGTTAGATTCTTTTTTTACCTCATCTATTTCTCCCAAGATATGGCTTCTTAAAGTGTCATCTGACTTTCCGACTATGTTTGCAATCTCTTTTATGGGTTTCTGGCTTTTAAACTTGGAGTTTATCTTAGTGTGGTAAATCCCAAGAATCTCTTCAGGGGGCTTTTTAGCCAGACCTACTTTGAAAGTTCCCTTAAACTCATTGAGTTCTTTTAATGCCTGTTTAACCTTTTCGGGGTTATCCTTGTACTTGTCTACAAATTTTTTTTTATCTGTGTTTAGTGGTTCATTGGAAAATGGTTTGGTTTCTCCCCCCTCATCTCTTGGAAGACTTCCGCCTACTTTTCCCTCTCTGCCTTCGTGACCTTCAAAAGTCTTTTTTACATCATCAGACTCTTCTTTAAATTTGAGCCAACTTTTATTCTCATCATCTTCATCAAGATTCTGGAACTTATAATCTTGGCTCATAATATCTCTCTAGGGGATATATTTATTTTACCCTCTCTATTCATAATTACAAACTCTGATTCTTCTTTCCCCCCCTTCAAAAAGGCAATAGTATTTATAAAAGGGGTGGTCTTATGGCTAAATGCAATATCATCGATAGATATTTCTTTCTTAAGTATTACGCCTCCTTTCTTTGCAAAATCTTCTGCTACAGATTTATCTGATGTCCAGCTTGAAAGATTATTTATAGGTATAGTAATATTCCCCTTCTTGATATTAGTTTTTATATTATCTGCATATTTTCCAGAAACCCCCCTAAATAAAATAATCTTTCCAGATGGATTTTCTTTCTTTAGTATTTTTTGAGTTTTAGATATTTCGGAAGCTAATTCATTTACAATCTCCTGAGATGACATTCTTTTATTAAAATCATTACTCTCTCTTTTATTCAGCTTATCTACTAAAATTCTCTCCTCCCTATTAGTTCTTCTAAGATAATCGTGTCTAGCTGTATCTACCGCATCTATCTTAGTTTTAACTTTTGAATTTTCAAAATATGCCTTAATTAAAGGCATAAGATATTCCTTACCTTGCTCTTGTTGAAAATCAGACTTATATAAATAAGTTAAGGATTTCAGATTATCCCTATTATCGGTTTCATTTAATTTAGAAAAATCACCTCCATCAAATTTCTTAGAATTTTCATATTCTGATTCTATAATCTCTTTTATTTTAGGAATATCCGTAATCTTTTTTCCTATATATTTTTTATTTCCATATACAACTTTTCCATCGAAACTTTCAAATATACCCCCTTCCTTTGGACCATAAGATGCTCCTTGTCCAATCCATATCTCTCCATCTGGGAGTTTTAACTTAAGTGAATTTCCCTCTAATGCTGATAATGTGGTATTATGTGTGTCTACTATGGATTTAGGTTTATCGGAATCCTTAGGTAATTTCTTATTGGGTTCTTTACTTGAGGTAGGTTTCGGTGTAGCAGATGATTCTCTACCTGTGGATTCGTAATATTTTCCCCCTCTTTCTCCTGTCTGAACGGTCACGCCTTTGGGAGGGGTTTCTCCTTCTGAGAGATAGACTTTATTTTTTTTTATATCAAAGCTCCTTTTAACGTCTTGGCTCTCCCCCTCGAAACGCTGATTGTCTGAAGTGTGGTCGTGCTGTGCCTCGCCTTCAAATAGTTGCTCCTGCGGTGGCGAAATCATACCCGTATTAGATAGATTAGTCTGCAATCCCATAGGATCTACATTACGGGTAAGCGGGTCTGCATCCGCATATTCAAACTCCAAATCCTCAGTATCCTCCTTAAGACTTACTTGGAATCCCATACTCATCATATTCATAGCGTTTTGAATCTTTTGTGCTTTGGACTGCTCATCGCTTAGCTCATCTCTCTGCTCGTTTGGAAGTAGCTTAATCCTCCAGTCGTTAAGACCTATAGCTTTTGAGAGTTCCATAAGAACCTTATTGTTCCAAGGGTTCTGACCTTTTTGTACTGCCCTGTTTGTGACTACTACCTGCAATCCTTCATTTCCCACCCCCTTTCCTGTATCCGACATAAAGATTGGCGTGACCTGATAGAACGCACCAATTTTGAGATAATACTCATTTCTAAGCTCAATCATTTTCATCTCTTCAGGGGTTCGCATTATCTCTACAAACTTTAAAATATCGGACTTAGAATATTCTGAGGTCTCGAAAACCAAAGGATACGCCTGTGTCGGATTCATAGCAACCGCATTCTGCATATCTTTCCACGCAGCAACCAACGAACTCTTATTCTGGGTCTGTATGACGGGAATACCTGTCGGGCTTCTTATCTTAGTGTAGTATTCTGACATAAACTTGTCCATTGCCATCAGGGCGGTAATCTTGTAATACAAGACTAAAGCAGGAGGCAGACCATACGCTAATGACGGGGTATATTTACTTGCGTGTATGACTTCGTGACTTGCGTAAAACTTCTTATCTGATTTCTCTTTTCCTGTTGAAGATGTCCCCCCTATGGCATACCACGCATTGAATACGGTCCCCCCACATTTAGGGCATCTCCCGTTTATAAGCATATTCTCGGTTAGCTCTATTTCCCTGTGTCTTGGGCATACGAATATTTCTTTCCCCTCCTCTGTCCTACCTATTCTTAGAAGATTGTCCAACTGCATAGAAACTGTCAAAGGGTGAACTCTTAGGATCTCCTTTATGGTCTGATGGACTATCGTCTCGGTAGGGTCATAGTAGTAGTCGTAATCCAATAAAGCGAAAAGGTCATCAACTCTCTCTAAGTCGGTGTTTAGTGATACGCATACTTCCGAAAGGGTCTGCTTGTTCTTGTTTATGTATTCGTTCTTTAAGGCGAATTTCTCCCCCTCCCTCCTCTCACTCTCTGAAGGATACCGTAACGGCTCGTGGCACTCGTCACACTCTTCAAGTTTTGTTTCTGTCCGGAATTCTTTTCCGCATTCTGGGTTAGTGCATTTCTTTACAAATAAAGGATCTATCTCGAAACCGTTCCTAAATATTTCCCCATTAAGAGAATTTATGATAATCTGGAATACATCCGAGGCTTCCGCTAAATTGTATAAGTTCCTGTTGCCATAATAATAAGGCTTTGAAACGCTGTAAGAATAATACAGTTCAGATATATCCGCTTTAGGTCTTGCGGTTTCATTGTATTTCTCCCCCCTATATGTCGCCACGCCTTTTGAGATAAAGGTCAGTTCTGGTTTTTTTCTAGTAAGCATATTCTCTCACCTCAACATTTATGGCATCTATCTTCTTTGGCGGAAGGAATACCCCCCCCAACCTGAACGGCTTTTGTAAATCCTTTGCCTCACCAAATTGAGTTAATACCGCATCCAAACTGTCGTTTGTTATATCTTTTTGGTCTTCGGGATAGCCCTGCCATTCCAGTTCGTGCCAAGTCCCTTCTATTAGAAACTTTACAAAGCATTTATATTTCGGCTTCTTCTTTCTTGGCTTTGGCTTTTCTTTCTTTGAAAAGTAGTTTAGCATTTTCTTAATACTCATAATATAGAGTATTCCTGATATAAGAGTTAAAACTTGAAACTTAGTCCCTCCTCTACTGTTGAAAATTTCCCCCCCTTAATATCTGCCACACACATATTTAACCCATCGGCTAGGTCTGGACTGTCTGAAGGGTCTATAACCTTTAGTTGTTTATCGCTTCTTACCTCATAAGTCCATTGCTTAAGCTGTAAAGTAAGCTTTGAGTTATAAGGCAAGTTCCAGAATCTTCCGTCATACATTATCTTAGCCAGTCCAAAAACTGTCTCTGTCTTAAGATTATAATATCTCTTATTACGTGCTTTCTTACCTGAAGTGTATCCTGCCGTATTATATCCTAATTCATTAAGCCTATCTATTACCCCCTTTCCCTGAATTATATCTCCCTTTATTTCAATCTTTTCTTTTGGATACTTATCAATTACTTCTCTTATTCTTCCTGTTAGTAGCATTTCATCACTTATATTCCATTCATAATCTTCTAAGTAGAATATCTCCCCCTTCAACTCCCCACATATTAATAATGAAGACCTATCTCTCCCCCCTTTAGCTGGGTCTGTTCCTATTAGAATCTTTTCCATATCCTCAACCTTAAAGTCTTTCTCTCTAATGGCTTTTGCAATATGCCCCTCCTCGGTAAAGATAGCGAACTCTACATCGGGGGGGAAGTCGGACTCCATCATTACCCTAAACTCAATATCGGTCATTTCCTTTCTCTGCTCTTCCACCTCTTCCATTGTTATCCTCCCCTCCCTTACCGCATCAAGGTAACTAATCTGTGTGAAATCCCAATCGTCATCGTATTTGTGCTTATAGAAATGATTTAAGTGCCACGGGTTTCCCAATTCAACTATTACCGCAACCTTTGAATCTAAAAGCATCCTGTAAAGTTTTGCATAGGTTTCGTCATCTATCTCACCCGTTTCATCGCAGTTATGAACTAAAACCCTATTTGCAAAATAGTTATTATTTTTCTTTACCTTAATATTATAAACAAACTCAGGCAATTTCTTTACTTCAGAAACCTTTATTACCCCCTCAAATTTTATATTTTTATCCATTTTAAAAAACTAAGTTTCCATTGTTCGGGGCTATAATCCATATATCTTATGCCTTGTGTACTTCCATGATACTTCATATGACATTTATGACATAGGGTTATTAGATTCTCCATACTACAATCTTTTTTATCTTTGCTTATATGGTGGACATCATACTGCTCATTATTCTTAACTTTACCACACTTGGCACATTTGAACTCATCCCTCTTAAGAACCTTTAATTTTAAGGAACGACACCATTCTTCAGCATATTCATCATTAGCTATCCCCCCCTGCCAATTTGGGTTACCTCGTTTACTCATTTTATGGCTATGGGCTATATTCTTGCAATCCATAGAACAGTATTTCTGATTATGAAGGGCAGGAACTACATTATATTCTTTACTGCAAATTAAACAATATTTAACTATCTTGTCTTTCTTTAAGGGAGAACCATTAATTTTATAATAATCTTTTCTGCATTTTACTCCACAAAAACTTCTTTTTGACCTATTTATATATAATTTAGGTCTTGTCAAGGGCTTTCCACAATAATCACAATATCCTGTAATACCCCTTCTCTGAAATAATCCCCTACATTTTATAGAACAAAAATTATGCTCTTTAATATCTCGTGGTCTTTTCTTTATCTCTTTACCGCAGTAATTACATTTAACAGTAGGTTTTAGGCTATGCCTATAATTATCATAACATTCTCTACAACAATATATTTTTCTATTATCTATGGAACTGAAGGTAGTCTTACAAGCTACACATATTCTTTCTCTCATAATTAATGATTAAAGATATTTAAATCATACCCTTAACCCATTATGCACAATTCATCACCTTCTTTGAGTTCTCCTGCTTTTATGAATCCTTTTCCTTTTACAAAAACTGGATGATTTGAAGTAAGTTTTAGTTTTCTATTCTTAGTTTGTATTTCAATAAGGTCTTTTGGTTTAGATTTATAATAATCCTCTATTGGTTGGTATTCTAAACAATCTTTTTCAGAATCATAAGATAATATCTTAACATCTAGTTTTTTTTCTACAATATCTCCTATCTTTATCTCCCCCCTATCAGTCATTACCTTCTCGTCCTTAGGTAAACAAATTATGCAGTTGTAACCAAATCCCATAGCCCCCATACCTCTATGCTGGACATCTGCGGAGCGGAACTCGATATAGCTTCCGTTCTTAAATGTAATCCTCCTTTTGGATACTTCTGTTCCCAACCTCTCTAATCTTGAAAGTTCCTTAAGGTCAATCGCCACTA